TTGATCCGTTGCCACTTCTGCCACTTCATACTTCTTTCTAAAGCCGCGTATAAACTTTTGTTTGTGGCTTGTATACAATACATCCAATCTTTCTTCGCAATGCAACTCCAAACACTCCTTCATAGCATTCGGTTGACCATCCCGGGCATACCGTTTGCTTGCCGGTTGTGAAAGAAAGTTCTCCGAGGTGCGGATGTATTGCACTGCCCTTGCCACCGTCATATCCTCGTCCCATCCTGCATAAGGTGCTTCTTCTCCTTCTACCGGAATGTAAAAGAGTTCGTGGAATAGCTGGACCACCAAGATAGACGATTCACAGTATTGCTTAGAGCGAACCTTTACATGCTCCGGAATGAATTTGGCAATGTTGTAATCGTTTTCATGAAGCACTTTTAAATTGTCCAAGAGAATATGCAAAAAGGCATTGCGTCTTTTAATCCACCAGGACCGTTCTTTTAACTCTGTTCGTAATGGATAGACATGTTTGCCCTCCCGGGCCGCCTTTTCTAGTTTCACAGGGTCGCTGGTAAAGTGCGATTGGAAATGATAGTCCACCACACGCTCGGCTTCCGCCTCTTCGCACGTTTCTGCAAAGGCCGGTTTGCTATTGCATTCCAAAGCAAATGTACCGTCCATGCGTACACTCTTTTGTTCTTTAAAGAGCTTTCTCGCAACCAGTTCGCCTCCGCCAGTCAAGTCTTTCATAGGTGCGTTCTGTATAGGAATATTCTTCGCCGGTTCTCTGAACACAATGTACCGAATCTTGTCCAAAGCCGCAATAGCACTATTGGCTTCTGACGAAGACCGTTTTCTCATATCCTCTGTTAGAATGGATATGTTGGCAATTACAAAATAATCACCCAAAAGGATCTTTAAAGCACTGTGCAAAAGGGATTTCCCGTTTCTACCACACCCATTAAAGACAAAGAACTTTTCAATTGCCCTGCCTGACAGTCCACTTGCCATGATAAGCAAGTTCAGTTTCAGATCCTCTTCTACCGGGTGAATCTGTTTGAGCACCGTCATGACTTCCTCTTGGAATTCAATGTCCTCTGAATTTAAAGGAGCGTAGTCGTATCCGGTACTCATAGTGACAAAGTCCTCCATAGTCCGTTTGCGGAACTCTCCTGTACGTATGTCGTAGATCCCATTGTTAAAATTAATAAGATCCGTATCCACATCGAATTCGACTTTTCCTTTGTACATGACAATGCGTGCCATTTTCTCTACTCCTGCCATGTAGCTAGAACTGCCACTTTTTGCCAAGAATTTTGTGTAGGTCATTGCATACTTCTCATCTTTCATATACAAAGGATGATTGAAGAGGCTATCGATAATCTTGATAAAATCCCTTTGGAGAAAGAAGTCCGAAGCCTCCCATTTGTCCGTGTAGGTATCGTACGTATACCATTGTTTGTCACTGAGTTCGTAAATGTACTTGGTTGCCGAATAGCGATTCTTGATAATCTCGGCAATGTGCCGATGAGACACCATAGCGATTTCCATGTCTTTTTTAAATTGCAATCGTTCGTTGACATCCGGTATTTCTACCGTAGACAGATCGTAAGCTTCGTCCATTTCCTTGACTTTCCATTTCAATGGCAGATTGGTGATTTCCCTAGTGATTTTTTCTATGAGGAGGCAAACCGCTTCCTTTCCACCTTCATAGTTGTCTACATTCTCCCGTAAGAGTTTGAAACCATCGTATTCGTAGCTGGTATAGACATACATCGGATGCTCCTTTCGTTTCATAAGATCGGTTGTATTGTGAAGGTGTTCCATAACCGATTCTACCACATTCCTTTCGGCTGTCTGGAGATAAAGTGCCATAAAGGTTTTGAGAATATGGTTGGGATTGCGATCGTTGGTTTCCTTTCGTTTGTTACAAGCCACACGATACAAATCGGGATTCACGGCCCTGATATTTTTGGCGACATCCAATAGGCTAGCTTGCAAGGAGGTCACGAATCCCGTTGCATAAGTGGGCAGGTTGTAATCGTACTGCTTCATGTCTTCTCGGTAGCGATCGTATCCTCCCATGAAGAAAAGGCGAATGAACAACTGCTTGACTAGCCACTTGTCCTCCGGCTTGATATTCCATGCCTCCATGTGCATCTTAATTATATCCTCCCGGTTGGCCACATAGTTCTCCAGTGCAGGAGGGCATGGCAGTCCATAGGATACCAGTAAGTGCATGAGCAGCACCGGTTGGCAGTTCTGGATATCGAAATCGTAATAGTAGTTAGCGACTGTATGGCGAACAGGGCGACGGAAGTTTGTAAACCCTAGGCTCCTTCTGACAAAGAGGCGGCCATAATAATGCTTGGCAGAATTGTACGTGACAATCACACCGTCGCATTCCGGATTGTAGGCTTGTGTGTAATCACTGATTTGTTTCTTTTCATTTTGGTAGGCTTGTTTTAACGTATTGACAAACCAACAATCATTGATGTTCCATTCCAATAGGAGGAAATCAGATGCCAATAAGGTTTCCAATAATTGGCAGTCGACACGCTCGACAATAGTATTTCTTGTCAAGAAAGATGTCTGTTCTGGAGCGGGTAAGATAAGAGTTGCCATGTTGGTTATATTGAATTGATAAATTTTCTTAAATGGTTTGACCAGGGTTTGATTATGAGGAGAGGCTGGAAACGCCGGTGAAAGGTATCTCTATTTTTCACTCGCTCGGTGGCCGAGCCAAAGGAGAGAGAGAGATGGGGGGTATAGTAAGAGATAGAGTAAGGGGGAAAAGGGGAATTTTAAATCAGTTCAGATTCATTTTGTATATAGCATTTGGTATGTCACATTGCCATTTCTTTGCATACAAAGAATGTGACATCATGACATACTTTTTGTTATATATAATAATTATATAATACAATATTTCTTTTATTTTTCACTATTACTATAATAGTAATAATAGTATATTTTATACTAAAAGTACAGTAATAAATAAGTAATAAAAAAAAGAGGTGAAAAGGGTGAAAAGCGAGGGAAAAAAATTCACCAAGCATATGGTATATCAACACCACCAACCTTTAATTGGGCACGGACTCACTAAATTATTATCTCCTGGCTATGTATACACACTATGGGCGAATCACTCACACCTATCCTGACTCGAGACCAGTACAGAAAGGGTTATTTATCCTATTTAGCCAAAGAAAACTCAATGAACTTGATGAATTTAGCAGCTAATCAGACCTTTGCAAGTGAAGGTGAGACTATAGGCACACTGTATAGCCAGTCTAGTACAGTGTCAGCAATCCCACGTGAACAGAAACTAGCCATACTTGCCATGAAGATGCAAGGCTACCTTAAACAACCTGATTTAACAATCCGACAGCTACCTAACAACCAGCTTGATTTCTTGTATGTAGGCATTGATACTATCAAACAACTCATGGGAGCTTCCGGAGTACAACTCCCCATGGAGGATCTTATGTTTAGACAGTACATGTCTCAATTACTTGTAGGTGCCAAGGATACAGCCAGCTTCAAAGCGGCTTATGGTACACCTACACCAGCAGTAGATGGTGAACCGAAACCGGAACCTTTTCGAGTAGCTGCACCAAGTATAGATACAGAACAATCGTTAAGTGGTCAAACTTCTGCGTTAAGTGGATATACGGCTGATGTAGGTAGTTTACAATCAAGAAGTTATGGCTCATTTGCTGGTTTAAATTCAGCATCATCAAGTGATGTTGTAAGTCACGATCAAAGTGATGCTATATCTACCGTAACTTCATTTACACAACCAGAAACTTCTGATGAGTTTGATTCTGATAGTGTAACAGGATCTTCAGGAACACCTTCATTTACTACAGGATCTTCAGGAACACCATCATTTACTACAGGATCTTCAGGAACACCATCATTTACTACAGGATCTTCAGGAACACCTTCTTTAAGATCAGCATTACCACCACCACCAGGACTTTCGCCACCACTCCGTGGAATGAGCACAATTGATACATTCGGCAATTATATTCGACAACAGCCAGGAGGAAGACAGATTTTACGAGGAATCAATTCACTTTTTCCTGATTCTGATTCTGAAGGTTCAGGTCTCAAAAGCGCACTAAAAAAGCAACAACGAACAGGCAAACGAGGACCTCGTGGCAGACTCATCTTAGGAGAAGGTCTTACGCCTCTTGGTAAGCATTTCCTAGACACTTATGACTTAGAAAACCACAATAAAGTTTGTATTCGTTACCAAGGAGGCAAGCTTGTAAAAGCCATACCTGCAAAGGTTGTAGGAGGCACTGTGGCCGGGGCTTTAAAATCAATTGTAAAAGGCAAAGCTCCTTCCGCCTTGGATGTAGAGAAGATGACGGAAGACGAACGAAACTATCTTAACTTGATTAGTTCGAAAGCTCACGTAAAACAGTTGCAAGTCCCTTCGAAGGATAAGACTGCAGAAGAAAAGCTAGTACATAAATTCAACACGATGAAAGGAGAAATTATTGCAGGCAATGACAATAAGGATCTCATAAAAGAATTCAAACTCCTTTTGTTAAAGTTGAAACAAATGTCAAAAATTTCTAAGGATGACGTAAATGAAATATTAATGGACTTAGCGGCCTTAGGATATTAAAAGTGGGGTCCCAAAAAAAACACAAAAAAAAAGTTCGACCCTGTTCGCTGAATTCTCCTATCCCTCATAATTAAACCTCATATGCATAAAATTTACACGATGAGCAAATTTGATGCAATCCGAGCACAACTGGCGGCCTTGGAGGCACAAGCCGTCACAAGCACAGTAGATGCCTCTACACAAACAGAAGATCCCAATGCAGAAGATCTTAATTATATGTTTGACAAAGTAAAGGAATATGTCAGCTTTCAAGTCTTTTGTTCACGCGGCAATGCGACTATAGTCTTTACAGACATTGACGAACCGGAGGAACCGGAGGAGTATCCTCCAACACCTACCATTATCGATCCACCTTTAACACCTGAAGTGGCCACACCGGACATTGAGGCACCGGCCACACCGGACTACAATGAAGCTTGTGGCAGTCCTTTAAAGAAAATGCGAATTGCTGAAAAGCAGCCAAAGCAGACGGCACGTTGCAACCGCTGTGGCCTTACCTGTACAGACGATGAAATCGACAAAGTGTTTGGATGGAAGAATGAGAAGAATCGTAAGGTAAGACAATCCTGGTGCAGAGCATGCCGTCACAGTTACCGCACGCCTAAGTATCAGGAAGAGGATCGTTCCCAACCAGGTTCTCCTAACAGCATAATTATGGAAAGAGCTCAGAACATCTATTTAATTAATGACAATGGGACTGGAAACAATGCACCGCCGAGCACTCGTATTACTATGAAACTAAAAGCATCGACTGAAACATGGGAAGATGCAGAGCTTCGTATGAAACAAAAAAACATGCCGATTATTCGGAAACGTGACAAGCTGTTAAAAATCATTGCAAACCAAGAAGGCATCAGTGTCATGGAATGTATGATGAAATATTCAGGCATTACGACCACAGAGCTATTCTTTCGTGTAAAGAATTCTTCGCCTGAGATGATCACGAGCAAGGCACAATCAGATGACGAAGATTAGGTAGGCGAAAGGATCTCATGATAACCTTTACGAAAGCGTTGGGATTGATCTTTGTCATAGTCTACGATTAACGGACTGAATTTTTCATTTGTAGCGTAGTCATACATTTTAAGTAATTGTTCTTTTTCAATACCCAAACCCCCCTCGCTTAATATTAATTTGAGCTCTCGCTCACCACTTAATTTAAGTAAAACAAGATAATTGGAATTCTGTCTTATGATTTTAGGAATAGCAAAATATGACTGCGATAAGTACGCTACACTAACATTCAATTTACGACAACGAATATAGTAACTGGCGATCCTTTCCTGATTCTTCTGTAAGACTAAATCGTCAAGCACAACCAAGTGCTGTAGTTCTTTGTCGTACGAATCCAAGTCGGGTAAGTTGCTCAAACCCTCCTTTATAACGATCCCATCGTCCTTTGTCTTTAAAAAGTTGTATAGTGGCTCATCGGCGTTTCTAGTAATGACTGTAATCGTATTAAACGTGCCTTTTGGTGGTGCAGAAAATTTGGCGATTAAATCCACTATAAAATTAGTTTTACCAGAACCAGAAGGGGCTACGACGCACATACGAAAAGGCAATTGTAAGTTATGAAGATGGACATTAGGATTTTCTGATTTTAAAATCATATTTTTGGGAATCTTTTCATACACATTTTGAATCGACCCAGTGGCCTTTTTGGGAGCGGCTTTCTTTTTTGGTTTGGTTTCCTCTTCAATTTCTCTTTCCAGTCTTGCAAAAATATCACTCATGGGTTTCTATAATCTAAAGCTGGAAAATATTTTATTTAGATATTGTATAAATTAATAATGGAGGTTGTTGAACAAGACAATTTTGGGTACTCGGATGAGGTAATGGACTTGCTAGAACGATTGCGAGTGAACTGTGTTAACTTGAATGCCCACTATAGAAACCGTTACTTTCATTTTAAAGCTTTTGGCAAATATTTCCGAATCCCTATTATCTGCCTAAGTATTTTTAGTGCCTCTGCGTCTGTCGGGTTGCAGAGTCTCGAAGTACAGCAAAAGGTAATTAGTGGCACAACGTGTCTAATAGCTCTTATCATTGCTATGTTGAGCGCTGTGGAATTACACCTTTCCATTGCTGACAAACTAGAAGAGTCTTATAAATATTCTAAAAAATTTTATACCCTTTCTACGGAGTTGTATCGTGTAATTAAATTACAACCAAGTGAAAGATCCGAACGTGGCGGGGACTTCCTTGGGAGAATGTTCACAGAGTATAACAAACTAATGGAGGGGAGCGAGATGATGAAACACTCAATGAAGAATGATGTACTTACACGCATCCCGAAGGCTCTTACAGAATACAGACGGACTCCTACAGCAACACCACAAGGATCTTTGGAAGACTCCGAAGAAACCGAACAGATCTTTTCTCACTTTCCACACTCTACTTCTTTGATTTTTAAATCTCCAGGATCACCTACTTTAAAAAAACAATACTATGCTTCTGCACTTGATGAAGACCAAGATGTAAATGTTACAGATGTAGATGTAGATGTGGAAAGCAATCTAAGCAAATAAAATTATTATGGTGATAATTTAGCAATTATTTTCTATTTTCATAATATATAATGAAATTTGAAGAGTTAACAGTTGGTGAATTAAAAAAGCACGCGAAGGGAAATGTAAAAGGTTATACAGCAATGAAAAAAGATGAATTAGTTAAGCATCTTAAAAAAGGTTTTAAATTAAAAGGCGGAGCTCTTGTAGCCAAAGACCCACGAAAGGTAAAAGTTAATTGTATGTCTGCACCAAAAGCCGCAGCACCAGCACCAGCACCTATAATGGGATCTGGTTTAGAAGAAAGCCGTAAAAAATTAAAAGAGGCTTTAACATCGCATATGCAAATATTGAAAGGTATGCACGAACATGCGAAGAAGCTTCGTGGAGGAACATTAGGACAAGTAACACAGTCTGTTTATGACAAAAGTGGACAATTCAGATTACCATCTGATGTTGTTCGGCATATCAGTTCATATGATACAGGTTTTCAAAATAGAGCAGACGCACCAGGCAAACCGAAATTAAGATTTGACGGAGACGATTATGCACCAAGGCCTTTACCACCACCAGGGGATCTTAGCAATTACTTTGATTATGAAAAATATCCATCAACTCCCAAATATATTCCTTCTACATCCACTCCAAAAGTTGCAAAGAAAGAAATTGTAGGCTCAAAAAGAAAAGCAGAAGGAGAAGCAGAAGGTGGTCAATTACCTAATCGTGTTACAGAAAAATTAAAGGATTTACAAATGACTGGATCAGGAATAGCCCCACAACCTTGGGAAGACGCACCTAACTTCAAGGGACAATTTGAAAAGTACAATGCAACAGAAAAAAAGAAGTTTAAAGATTTAGCGTCTTTTGCAGATTACATTATGAACAATAAGGATAAATTCCAAGCCAAAACATTAAAACGAGCTCGTTTTTTTAAGAATGTATTGCAAAAGAAAAAATCTTCATAGTAGATATAACCATGCATCCTATAAGTAGACGTATAAGTGGCGATATGACGATGAGAGGCCGAACGACTCATCATGGCCAACCGTCTCACGTAAAATCAAACAGCACTGGTGCCGATCACCATGATAGACACCACTTTTTTAGATACCACGCAAGATCTGGTCCTTCTATTCGCGATTCCAAAGGTCACTTTGGCAGTGGGGAAGAAGGTCACGCACACATGGGTCGCGGTAAAATGCGAGGAGGAATGCTAGAAGAATACAGTACTCAACCTACTGAGTACGGCAGTAGTCCATCCTTTGGAACTCCGAGCACAACACATCCACTTTTACACGTAGGAAGAACACAATCATTATTTGATCATGTGACAAACTATGGTCAAGATCGACCTGTACAACATAAGACAGTACAACGTGCAGCTAAACAAAAAATGAAACAAACTTTATTAAATAAACCAAAATATAATGATGCCGAATGGTCTGAAGTAGTTGGTCCTAATTGGAAAAAACATTTTGGCAACCATAGTCTATACAAACAAGTCATGAACAATACACGCTAATCTACAACATGATTAATTTTTTCTACAAAATTGGCCGCTTCTTGAATGAGTGATGAAAGACAATGCGTAGGGATTGGTGCGTTTCTTTCCTTTCGATCCCTTTCAATCTTTCGAATGACAACATCAATGGCAAGGTCACCAATCTTTTTTGTTTCCATTTCTGCACTGACAAAAACGCCTTGAGGATCAAAATACTTAAGTGGAGATATGTCATCTAAGTATTTTGTATACGATGCTGCATCGACTACAAATGATTTTCGCCTTTCCGGAGTCCTGTATTTTATGTCGCTCATTCTAGCCTTGTTTGATTGACCCATTTCCTCCGTAAGCTCCATGAGTTTTGTGCAAGCCGTTTTCGGGTCTGTAGTGTGCATGGTAAATGGAATATAATAATGACAGACTTGCAAAAACAGCGAAAAAAATACACAGGCGATAGGATAAAAAAGAGAGACAAGGGGGCTTTGTACCGGAGTGAAAGAGACAAGTAGGGGTAATTCAAAAAAAAAAGTTGTCGCTGAAATCCTCCTATCGTCATTATTAAACCCAATAAACCATGTCGAACGAAATTGTAGATATGACAGGCATTGTGGAAAGAATGAAAGACAAATTGTCAAAACCACAAGAAGACATTATTGACTTGACCAATGATGACGAACTGGAATTATTAACACAACCAACTGAGATGGACGAAGACACTCAAAGTCAACTTAGTGAACTGTCAGAAGAAGGCCAAATGGTGACAAAGGTTTTAAGTTTCCACATAAAAATGCCACAAAAAGATTGGGACAAGTATGATGTAGTGGAAGACATTGCAGACGAGATCCAAAATTATTTGGAGTTCTCACCAGAAGGTGAAATTGTCGATTACATCCACTATATTAAAGATGCTTCGCCAAAGGTACACCCCGTGGACATATCTCATATGTATTGGGATCGCCGCCTTTGTGAAGGAAAGGAGAAGGATTGGCAAACGGAGTTTTTAAAGAACAACATGCCTGGAGATTGCCTTAAATATTAATCCTCCTTGACATATGTTGTGAGCATATCAGTACTCGATCCAGCTTGACCCATATATTTTTCAGCTTCACTTTTCTTTTTCATCATATCACCAAACTTTTCAGTCATGATAGAATGTCTTAAAATATTAACACCAACTTTTTTGTTATCAAACAGTTTATTTAGTCTTTGATTTAATTTTACACTACCATTACCACTTCTCTCTGCCCCGCCTAACGGAGCACCACTGCTGTCAATTAACAAATACTCGGATGGATTGACGGCGATCCATTTGCGTAAGATGTTTCTTAAAGGTGTCTTCAAAGGGATCTTTTGCTCTCCATAGGCTTTCGCCGTTTTGTAAGAGTTAAACACTAAATGCTTGCCGTCGTCAGACATGTAATTGTCTTTGGCTTTGTCAACATTGCGTATTTTAAAGTCTACATAATCTTTGCTTCTACGTACAGGAATATGAATGCCTGATAAGAGGCTAAGAATAATAAAGTTTTGAATCTTTTGTAGCTCGGACATAGAGGGACTTTCCTTTTTCATTAATGGCTTGGCAATTTTCTCCAGCATTTTATATTTCTGCATAATATCATCTTTAGTCACCCAATTTTCTTGTTGCGATGGTGTCTTTTGTTGTTTTTCTATTTCTTTCCTGTACTCTTGTATGTCTTGCATCATGAGCTCGCGATAGGATTTGTTGTCAGTGATAACCACTAACGCAGATAAGATAGTCTTACGTTTATTAGGAGTCAAATCTTTTAGTGCTTCAATAACCTCTTTGCTTTTGTCAAAATTGTCAAGAGAAATCTCAGACGATCCAAAGATCTGTTTGTGAAGGGATCGTAAAATGGAGCTGTACGTATTGATACTGCTCGTACTAAGGTTTGGTCTCTTTTCTTTTAGAAATTCTTTAAACTTTTTAGTGTCCATTATATTATAAGTAAAGATAAGATATTTACTAAATAACTAATTTAGTATTTATTTTCGTATCTTAATTAAATATGGACGTGTACGAAAAAATCAAAATCAATCCGTATGTCAATTGCTCAGACAATGTTCTGGTGGAAATGAAACGGGATCGGCAGATCATGCAAGTGGTGTCTACTGGGGATCCCAATGTCTTTACCATTCGCAAAGGCTGTAATCGTGAAAGTGAAAAAGAAAAGACATTAAGTTTTCAATCTGTGTGTAGTGAAGTATTTGATTACCACATTAACTTTTTTCAAATGAATACAAATTTGTTATTTCCAAAGGGAATGGATACCGTCTTGGCAGTCTGCAAAGATGTCTTTAAAACGGAAGTGGATAAAGATGGAAAGATTGCGGAAAGAATAAAGAAAGAATACGAAGAAGAAAAATCTAAAGAAGATGTATAACAATGATAGGAAGAATTTATGGAGGCAATGTAGCGGCTCCATCGTGGGAGGGAGCTCGCCCAGGCAATCAACCGGCCAAACCTAAACGACGAATATTATTGACAAGTGCGAATGTAGTACAACAAACTCCTGTCGAAAAAGAAATGGCTTTGTTACAAAGAGAACGACTTAATTTAGGCGATCAACACTTTGCTATGATTGACGATCCAGTGTTACTTGGTAAAATGATGGGAAAAACTGGAGGGTCAAAAGGTTCTGAGACGCAACAAAAAGCATGGGACAACATGTCTGCTCATATCCTTGCGGCACACCGTCAAGACGATGACTTGCAAAAATTGTATGCACAGCAAAGAAAAGCGGCTCGCAAACCAAGCAAAAAGAAATGTGTGCTAGCTCCTTATAGCAAATTGAAAAAACCGGATTTGGTGGAAAAGATTGCCGACAACTTGCCATTGAGTATGATGATAGGCAAATCGGAATTGCAAAAAATGACTGTGAAAGATCTCCGTAAATTAGCAACACGCTTTTGCAAAACGGGAAGTGTTTAAAATCAATTAGAAAATATTTAGTAAAGTATATGGATCCCATACTTTACGAAAATGAATCCCACAGCCGACATGTCTTATTCCCAATCCAAAACGCCAAGGTCTGGGATTTATATAAAAAGGCTGTATCATCATTTTGGAGGGCAGAAGAAATTGATCTCAGTGCAGATCTTAACGACTACCGATCACTATCTATTGATGAGAGACATTTCATCAACCATATCCTTGCCTTCTTTGCAGCATCTGATGGGATCGTACTTGAAAACCTTGCAGTACGATTCTTGGATGAAGTAAAGCTTCCGGAGGCACGTTGCTTTTATGGATTTCAAATTGCGATGGAGAACATTCACTCGGAAACCTATTCCTTGCTAATTGACACGTACGTAACGGATAAAAAACAAAAGGAGCTGTTGTTCAATGCGGTGACAAAATTCCCAGCAATCCGCAGAAAAGCCTTTTGGGCCCAACGGTATATTAATAGCAAACAACCGTTTCACACTCGTCTCATTGCCTTCTGTGTAGTGGAGGGGATCTTTTTCTCCGGATCCTTTTGCGCAATTTTCTGGTTGAAGAAAAGGGGATTGATGCCGGGACTGACAATGAGCAATGAATTTATTAGTCGTGACGAAGCCATGCATACGGAGTTTGCGATCCTTTTGCACAGTCTGTTGCAAGAGAAGTGTCCGGAGACCATGATCATGTCGATTGTAATGGAGGCGGTTTTGATTGAAAAGGAATTCATAATGGAATCCTTGCCCTGTCGACTAATCGGGATGAATGAGAAATTGATGGGACAATATATTGAATACGTAGCCGATTATCTCTTGCAACAGCTGGGATGTGGGAAGATATATCGGACACAGAATCCCTTTGACTTTATGGAGATGATAAGCCTAGACGGAAAAACGAATTTCTTTGAACGTAGAGTGACGGAATATGCTTTGGCCAATACGGAAGTGAAGGGGGATTTGTTCGATGCAGATTTTTAATCTTTAGCTTAAATTTTCTTTTGTGTATATATAGTAAAAATGAGTGAGACATCGCAACCTATTCAAGTACTCGATGTATTTAATAAACAAAATTTCCATACGGGATTGGCGAGTGAGTTTGTAAAATTCCCCAAAGCCCAATCTACTGTCACGATGCCGAATGGGGTCAAGTTTGGTGACGGGTCTTTTCAAAATTCAGCCAGTACGGGATCCTCTTTGACTGTTCAAGATATAAATGCTAATGAAATAGCAACGGAAGTAAGTACAATAAAAGTATCAAATGGTACATTGATAGTAGATCCAATTGACAATTCAATCGTTACAATATCAACAAGTGGAGGTGGCGGCGGTGGTAGTTTTACAGTTACAGATAACAATGTAACAGCCGGAAATGTAACTACATTAAATGTAGAAGCATTAGGAACTGTTGTAAATGATGCAGCAACAAATACAGCAAGTTTATTTTTAGGCGGGTCAAAAGTTAGTAGTACACAAACGTACACAACTGCCGCACTTACAAGTCACACATTTTTGGTAGATCCCTTTAACACAACAAATGTCACTACATCTGGAGTCACAAGCAGTGGAACAGTTGCGTCTTACACAGGAACATATGAACGTGTTGTCAATAATGATGAAACTTCTACTGTAGCAATAAATTCTTTGGGTATTCGACATTTTAAATTTGATACTCAAAATGATTTTATTGATTTTGCAACATCAAATAGTTCGATTGATGCCATTCCTTTACAAAATAACACGACTTTGTGGGCATGGTATCTTATAGATGAAACTAATGAATCATCCTATAACACCTTTTTATCAACACGTACAAGAACTTCAACTGTTGCTGGATTAGAAATAAGAACTAACATCGGGTTTTATAGTTTTCGAATTGGTACTGGTTCAGCTTTTTTAGATATAAATTCCACTGTACCAGTAACAAAAGGGTGGCATATGAGTGCTTTGACAATGACTTATAATGGTACAAATTATGATTACATTCTTTATGTTGACGGTGTTTCAATCTTAACACAGTCGGCTAATTTTATTACTCCTGTTTCAGGAGTACGAATAGGAGCAGCTGTTGTTGATACTGCTGGTTCAGGTGTTGTTGCACAAACTTTTATTGGACATTGTGGAATTACAGACGATGCACTTTCTGCAGCTGACATTTTAAGCATTTACAACGAATTAAAACCTTACTATGTCACAACAGGTCTTTTTGTTGGAGACGTGACTGGAGACCTTACCGGAAATGCAGATACAGCTACAAAAATCGCGACCATAACTAACAGTGATATAGTTCAATTAGATGCAACACAAATATTAACGTCGAAGACTCTTACATCACCTACCATTTCTACTATCATAAATACAGGAACACTAACATTGCCGACTGATACAGATGTATTGGTGGGAAGAGATACAACTGATACATTAACAAATAAGACTCTTGATAGCCCAACGATTACTGGCACAGGAGCGATTGCTGGCACCTTTACAGGAAATATAACCGGAGACGTAACCGGAGACGTGACTGGAGAAATAAAAACAGGAACAGGATCAGGAACAACACCTTCGTTTGGCAGTAATACATTAACACTAACCACAGTGGGTAATACTTATGAAACATTTGACTATACTTATACAGGTGGAGCAGACACAGTATCAACATTAGCCTTTTCAGGAACCCAACGTAACAATTCTCAATATGTTGTTTCTATTTACAATAACCCATCAACCGCTGGAGATTTTTCTTTTTCAACAACATTTAGTGGAGCAAAAATTAATTATACTACTCAAGTAGATATACCTGATAGTGGCTATGCCATTCTAACAATCTATTACAAAAATTCAACAAATATTTTTGCATCTGTCAGTGTATTTAGTTAAAAATAAATTAAGTGTATATATAAACAAATGAGCGAGTCACAAAAGCCTCTGCAAATACTAGACATATTCAACACACAAAACTTTATAACCAACAAGGATTATGTCACTTATAAAGCACAGGGGATAGTAACAGTCCCCAATGGCCTAAAATTCGGAGACGGATCGTATCTCAATGGGGATTTCTATTCTGTCAATGGGACTTTAGTGCTAGACGTAGGAACGGATGGTACGGACGCGACTTTTAATGGTGATGTAAATGGAGACTTGTATGGAGACATTTATCAAGTAAGCAATGGAACTACAACTAAAATATTGGACAGTACTGCTGGTACGTTCACAGGAGACGTAACGGGAAACGTGACAGGAGATTTGACAGGCGACATTAAAAATGCAGACGGTACAGTAATATTTGACAATGGAAACAATAGTACAACCCCCTCATTCACACAGAGTCTAAAAGTTATTGGTGAAATAGCTATAGAAGAAAACTACGGTGCTAACGCGCCAACTAATGGTGGCCTGGGATATGACGCACGTCTTTTTATTCATGACCAAAATGTTATTTTTGCAACAGAAGCTGCTCCAAACAATTTAGATACACAAAAAAATGCAGGAATATCAAACACAATCATGGGATGTTTAGCTTTAAGTAACGCCATTCCTGACCAAACTGCAGCAGGAGGTACGTGGCAGGGATCAGATTCGAATACAGCAATTGGAAATAGAGCATTACTCAATTGTGCAGAAACTTCTAATAACGTTGCCATAGGTAATAAGTCAGGGGAACAAACAAATTCAAGTGCAGGAGGTTACAACGGTTTTAATAATACCTGGCTTGGAGCAAATACTGGACCTGTTGGCACAATTGGACTCAATAATGCAACAACTTCAATAAATAATGCGATCGCAATTGGTCAAGGTGTAAAAGCAACAGCCGATTATGAATGTAGAATAGGAACTTCAACTCACAACGTAGTTATTCCAGGAACAGTAGATGTAGGTTCAACATTGGATGTGACAGGCGCGACAACATTAGCTTCAACGTCAGCTTCAACATTGAATGTGACAGGCACGACAACATTAGCTTCATTGCAAGTAACAGGTGATTATTTGCCTGACAGTAATAGCAATATTAAAATTGGTACAGATGCTTTGGCAAATGCAACAGCAACAAATAATATAGGTATAGGCGATCAAAGTTTATACTATTTAACTGGAGGTGCTGGAGTAAATACTGCTATCGGTTATCGAGCGGGATATAGTTACGGTGGTAATGATAATACTTTTATTGGTGCTAATGCAGGTTATGATCCTCCAACGCAATTAGTTGGAACAGTGACATTAAATAGTTCAACGATTACTTCTGTTACTTTTAACAATGCCGCGTTGTCTTCGTCTTTACAAACCGCTATTACTGGTATGCCTATTTCTGGTTCAGGCATTCCAAGTGGTTCAATAATTATATCATGTACGTCTAATTCCATATTTTCATCTGGAAAGGGTACTGCAAACGGCAGCAATGTAAATCTTTATGTAGACATCCTTTACTCTAATTACACTAATAGTGTTGCGATTGGAGCATATGCACAAATTACAGCAAATAGTCAAATTTCATTGGGAAGTACTTCGACTGCAGTAAAATGTAACGGTTCGCTTGAATGTACGGATATATATTTTGATTCAAATGATCGAGACACAGGTATTTTGTATAATTCAAATACTCCCGATAGTTTTGATTTAAAAGCAGGAGGTAACGATACTGTAAACATAACTAGTACTGGTGCTAATGTTACTGGTGCATTAGATGTTACAGGCGCGACAACATTAAATGGACAATTAAATGCTAATACAGTAGTGTTAAACAATCCCTTTTTTGATAACGCAATAACTAATGATGTTAATTATCCCTCAGCAAACCCTTTTCAATATTTTTATAAACATTTAGAGTTAAAAGGAAGTGATCAAAGTTATCGTCAATATTATATAGGTTCATTAGGTGAAGCAAGTGGTTCTTCAAATGTATTAGCATTTGCGTATGCTGGCGGTAGCGGTGACCAACCAAAAATAATGACCGCTATTAATACTAATGGAGATATTCATACTCAAGGAAAATTTATAGGTACTGGTGCGGAGTTAACTGGTACATTAGATGTTACAGGCGCGACAACGTTAAATTCAACATTAGATGTTACAGGCGCGACAACGTTAAATTCAACATTGAATGTGACAGGCGCGACAACATTAGCTTCAACATTGGCTGTTACAGGCGCTACAACATTATCATCATTGAATGTTACAGGAAATATTACTGGAAATAATATTATTCTTTCACAAAACCAACCTTTTTCATGTAATTTTAGCAGAAATTTTGCTACTAGTTTTAGCCCAGGTCCAGGATTTTTATTTTCACAAAACATAGACCAAAGAGCATGTGTAACGTTTAGAATAAACGCCCAAGTTGCAAGTAGAGAATTGTCTTCAACTATAAATGGTGTAACATACAATTATATGGAAAATACATCCTATGTAAGTAATATTCTTACGTGTTATCCAGGTCGTTTTCCTAGTGGAAATTGGGCTCCATCTTCTGCGACTGCACAAAATGATTATCGAATGTATTGGGCGGGTTCAGGAAGTGGTGGTAATCCAAATTCTTTAAATAACACTCCGTGGTCATATTTTTCAAATCATGGACAACGATCTGTTTTTGGAACAAAGCGGTTAATACAGGAATCCACTGAGTCTAGTGATAATGCTGATAATTTTTTATCATTGTTTGGAGGAGGTCAGTATGGTACGTATATAGAATTTCAATGTCAAAATGCATACAACCCAACTCAACAAACCAGTTACCAAATTACAATTGAAATATTAAATGTTAATGAATATTTTACAAATTCCGATACTATAGAATTTATTAATCCTGGAGCTGGAACAAATATAATGCCAGTTGTACTTTAAAAAAATTATTCTATACCTTAATATATAATAATGGTTTTTGCAGGATTATTTTCGGCTTTAGTAAAACAAGAAGAAGTTGCGGATGTAATGGAACTCTTGGTTGTTGGTGGTGGGGGGCAAGGTTCGGCTAATTATGGTGGTGGTGGTGGTGGTGGTGGTATGCTTACAACATCATTCACCTTTACAAAAGCAGGATATAGTGTAAATGTTGAAGTTGGAGCAGGAGGCAATGGTTGGACATCTGGTAGTCCAGTTCCTCCTGGACCAGATGGTAGTGATTCATCTTATGGATCCTATGTTGCAATAGGTGGCGGTGGAGGTGGTGGACAAAGTCCTACTACTACTGCAACAATAGCACAAACAGGTGGTTCTGGTGGTGGTGGTAGCGCTACAAACACATCGACGAATGATGTTACGTTATCTTATGGTGGTAGTGGAACGTCTGGTCAAGGTAACGATGGTGGTAATGGTACATATTTGGCAAATACTTCACTATCCCTTTATTCATCGGCAGGTGGTGGAGGCGCGGGTGGTGCTGGTGGAGATGCTCCTAATGGCTACGGTGGACATGGAGGTGATGCAAAACAATGGTACGTTGATTTACAATATTACGCAGCAGGAGGTGGAGGTGGTACAAGAGCAAGTGGAACTGGTGAACCCAATCCCGGGAATCAAATAGGAGGTTCAGGAGGGTTTGGTGGTGGCGTTGAGCTTGGTGGACATGGACAACCATTAACTGCAGGCGGTGCGGTATTTACAGGTACAGGCGGTGCACCGAATACAGGTTCGGGTGGAGGTGGTGGTTTTGCAACTGACGCAAATGGTGTACAAGAAGGAGGAGCAGATGGTGTTGTAAAAGCTTGGGTACCATTTTCTTATACATTTGCTGCATCCCATCTTTCCAATGTTACCAATAATTTAACTTGTACAAGTTCAGCGCTTACGTACAACAACACAGCCGGAACATTAATTACATTTACAGGTGCTGGAACTGCCACATGGACACCATCCTTTAGTAGTGCATCCGCTGCGGGTAATTCTAATCAAACCGATTATTATATAGAAATAACTACAAACATTTTTAATCAGAATGTCATTGCAAACGTTTTATATCCATTAACTAGTGGCCGAATAGTTACTAATCAACCAGACCTTGATTTAACAACAAATAATATATATGTTTTTGAAGTTACTCATAATTCTAATCTAAACAAAGTATTACAGTTTAACACGACAGCAGACTCTTACGACGCAACCTTTGAATCAACCTATGTTACTCGTACGGGAACACCTGGATCTTCTTCCAATGCAACTGTAACATTAGATTTAAGTTCTTACACAGGAACAGAAGTCTTTTACTTCGACAGTGCAACGACAGGTATGGGTTATGTTGAAGCACCAACGACTGGTGTAACGACAAAGGTGGTTACAGTCGCAACGGATTCGAATGGAGCTAATGCTTATTATATTGACACAGTCGAGAGAGATCAAATAACATTTGCAGCAAGTACGACGTATGTCTTCGACCAATCGGATTCATCAAATGCAGGCCACCAAATTGTATTTGGAACAACGGTAGATGATACTAATAATATTTATCAGCCCAGTGATGGAGTAACCATAATGGGAGAACCAGGGGAACCTGGAGCGTATACAAAGTTGGTCTTACCTAGTACTTTTACAGGGACATTGTATTACTACTGTTATAGTCATACAGGTATGGGTTATTCATCATCATATTTAGCAACAAATTATGACGTAACATCTGTACTGAATGCTTGGGCAACGAATACAAGTAACAATGTCTTCTCGTATACATTAACAGGAGAAACTACTTATACTTTTGCAAACGGTACATATAATATCAATGTTTCTGATTATCACTCATCAAATGGTTTAAAATTAAATCAAGTATTAGCAGACGGAGGGGGTAGTTATAACGGATATGATTGGCATGGTGATCCTAATACTGGTGCTTATGATAGTAATGGTAATCCACCAAGCACTTATTCATCAACTGTCGACAGTGTGACATACAATGGTTCATGGATACAATTGTCATTGCCTTATAAATTAGAAATAACAGAAGTACATATAACTGGACGGTATTTAGCCGCCAATACAGCAACAGTAGACCGGTATCCAAAAGATGCCCTTATGGCAGGTTCAAATGATAATGGTGCAACATTTGAATTTATTGATGATTTTACAACTACATATACAAGCAATAGTAATAATCGACAAACGGTAAACGTTACATCAAGTAAAGGATATTACCTTATTCGCATGCATGTTAAAACAACGTATGGTGCTGGACCAATGAATATGGAGCATTGGAGTTTAACTGGAAATGTAGTGAATTAACCGTATCTTAAGCATATAATTAAGCAAAATAGTCATAATTATATGTTTTAAACCCCAAATTAAGCCTTAAAATGCAATTATACCCCCATGTAGCTTAAATAAACCGGTTTATTTAAGCTACATGGGGGTATAATT